ACCAAAGGTGCCGAGTCTCTTAATCCAGCACTTTTCAAGTTCAAGACATTGTTCGGGGGTGTTACCGGCATCTATCTGTTCCACAGTGAACCAGTCTTTCCCATACTTCTTGATGGCTCGGGTTAGATACTTCGCTCCACCGAAACCACCAAGGTGTTCCTTGAAACGTTTCTCAACACTCTGACCTGAAGGGCAGCACCCCACATACGGCATGATGTTCCTACCGTAGTTTGGGTGAGTACACGTGATTAGGTAGACTGGGTACATATATCAGTTAATACTCTTTTCTCTTCTTCAGTTGGCTTAAGATGCGGCCATACGGAGTCGAACAATGCTTCAGGTGCCTCGTACTTACTTGCCGCCAAATCTATGATGGCTCTGCGCCGAACATCGAGGTACTTAGAGCGAGGCGTTGACATTGGCAACTCGCCAATGACCTTCTTAATGTACTTTTTGCCTTCTCTAATCTTCTCCAACTTCGCCGAATCAGTTTCGTTACGAACGAAGTCGAAGGCGGTTATCATCAGAGAATCTTTATCCGCTCGGTTGACGTTGTACACAGCAGATGCGGTCAAGCAGTTCGCGTATCGGTCGTACCTGATACCAACGTTTCTACGCTTGCATAACTCCTGAAACCCACCGGGTGTCAGGTTCTTAAACTGTTTCCACGTCAGCCCAAAGTCATACTGCGCCCATGCAAATAATTCGCCCCATGTCTCGGGGGGTGATTCTATTCTTTCGTCACCGCTAAAGGGTCGGCAGTTGCACCCGTCTTCTGGTCTTCAAGAAGTTTGCTGTAAGCCGCTGCGACTCCGGGGAACATCATTTCGAAAATCGCATCGGACAGCGCCCGTTGAGCCTCGGGGTTCAGCATGTCCCTGACTTCATCGAGGGTGACCTCGGGGTTGCACTTATCCAATCCGCCCCAAACGAGGACAGGGAAGTCTTTCCCCGACGACAGGCTCTGCCAGTCGGCGATACGCTTGATGTCCTTGCCGATGGCTGCTTCAACCTTGGCGATAGCCTTGTAGGTGTAAACGAGCGTCCACTTACGTGGCTCTGTGCCATCTTCGGCGTCGAGATAGATTGTGAAGTGTGGGGTTACGCGCATCTTGAGTTCGTTCATGACTTGCCTCCCGACGCCGCGATGACGGTGTATGACTTCGAGTCATCGGACTTGCTCCCCAAATCCGCAAGCTGCTCGGGAGTTAATTCCTTGGCTTGACTGTAGGGAAGCGATAAGGCGCGACCGCTCAAGACGACTTTGACGAGAAGTCGTTGGTTGCGTTCAATCTTTTGAAGTACGTCGAGGATTTGTTCCTGTGTATCCATACTGCTTACTCCTTGTTACCTGTTGCGTGTTACAGGAGACGGGGCTTTCGCCCCGCCATGTCTTAGATGAATACCTTCGGGCCGCTGACCTTGATTTTGATGTCAAGGCGTGCTGGCTTCTCCATCGGCCAACTTACCGTCATCGACTCGACAATGCCGGTGGCTGTCATGCTATTGCTGGAGCCGTAGAGCACCTTGCATTGAACCGCGATACCAGCCAGACGGATTGCCTCTAACGCGACCTGCGAAACTTCGCCCGGATAGTAGAACGCCTTAATATCAATGGTTCCGGGGTCTTGGGTTGAACCAATGAAGGTGTCCACACCATTAAGCGATGCCATGGTCGTGGTCTTCTCTGTAGCAACCTTGTCGCCGCTCTGGGTAATTGAATCGACACCGGCGAGGGTGGTGAAAATTGTGGGACTGAGGACGGAGGCGAATTCGAATGAGTCTCCGATTCCAATGATGGGTTGACCTGACATGGGTTTTTCCTTTATGCCCGATTGGGCTGTTACTTTCCGCCTTGGGCGGAAACTTGTTGGTTCCAATTCTTTAGATATGCTTTCGCCTTAGCTAACATCTCAGCATCTTCAAGAATCCAAATAGACTCATTGCAAATCGCGCATAAAGCACCGCGCCATTGTCCGGTTATGTGGTTGTGGTCAAGGTGCGTTCCTCTTGACGAGTAAAAGACTCTTTCACAGATGGCACATTTTCCATCTTGTATAAGCTTCTGTTGTTCGAAGTGAGTCTGGGCTCCCTTACCGTAAGCCTTATCCCTATGCTTCGCGTTCTGCTTTCGCTCCCCCTCTTTACTTTTCTCGGGGTTAGCTGCTTTCCAATTGCGATTAGCCTGCCTTGCTTCCTTTTTGTGGGATTCCCGCCACTTGGTAGTTCTGACTCTAAGCTCGTCCCTGTGTCTCTCGCGGTACGCTTTCTGTATCTCTGCTTGTGACTTTGCCATCTACTCTAATACTCACTTACTGTTTATTTTTCTTAGGCTTAACTGCCGCTTTCGGCTTGATAGCCTCAAAAAACTCGGCGGGTAACTCGTCCTTGGGAACGGACGGAAACTGACGGTGAGAACCCAACTGAGTGGGGTGACACACGCTGGTATCATGGGCACGGGCTACTAACAACTGCCCACCGTCGATGCTATCTAATTGGTTCGCGTGCAATGCTTCCCACTTATGTTGTTCGTCCGTCTGCCCACGCTTTTTCTTCAGTGGCCGACCGCGATGGAGGCTTTTAATTCCACCCCGGCACAGAATGTGACTTACCCGGCTCTGGGTTGTTTGAAACTCACGGGCGATTTCACCCTGAAACATGGTGGGGTTCAGGATAGCGAAGGCGATAATTGCCTCGTAACATATCTTGCGTTTGCGGCCACGGGTGCCCATCATGCACTCACCACATAGAAAGCTCTCTTAGGCTTGACTTGGTTTTCCGGGTCTGTAGCTCGGGCGAGAGCCATGATGAGGGAGGCACAGCCGTCTATCTTCTCCCGCTTCCTATCACGGGCTGGCTTGATAAAGGATGTACCCTTCTGGACATTCCACCTGAGGTTACTCATCTGCCAACGCATGGTCGGGTTATCTGAGTGAACAAACTCCTTGCGTAAAACCATCCTCATCAACCCCTGACACGGGGCGTTCATTTTCATGTGGGATTGTGGGAAGCTCACCAGCTTGTTCATGGCGAAGCCGGACTCACCCAACATACGGATGAGTTCGGATGACCAAGCATCGTCGTAAGCAATCTCTTTGAGGTCGAATTGCTTGCTTATGTCGGTGAGTTGGTCGGAGATGAAACGGACATCGGTCAGGTTACCCGGAGTCGGAGTGATGAAACCGTCCTTTGCCCATAGGTCATAGGGCACATGGTCACGTTTTGAGCGGTCTTGGATGTTATCCGCAGGGCACCAGAAATACTCGATAATTGACCACTTTTCACCCGTTTTAGTCGGTGGAAACAGCAAAACAAGGGCAGAAGTATCAATTTTTGGCGCTAAATCCACGGCTCCAAAACAGACTTTTCCTATCAATGATTCGATAAGTGAGCGCCGTAAACGCTTGCGGTCGGGATGAGTTGATAAGTCTTCGGAGCTACATTCGTCCCATTGCTCAATTTCTATGGCCGGGTCACTGACTTCATCCGTCCAAATGTTTAATCTGTATCTTTTGTACTCGCCCATTGCCGTTGGTTTTCCCAACGCCTCACGATATTGGTTCTGGAGAGCGGTAAGTGGGAGTATTGTGCCCAACGATGGGTTGGGCTTTGACCAGTTACGCTCGTCCTTGATGTCATCCTTGGGGTCTAAGCTGAAGATGAACGGGCAGACTTCATCGTCTTCTATCATTCCATCGAGGATTCTGGTTCCGTACTCGTGCTCTCCCCAACACAAGGTTGACTTATTCGCCGACGCACCGGCTGTGGTGATACAAACCAACATCGGCTGCTTGCGGGTACCGTTCCGGGGCTGACTCCGGTTCGGCACTCAGAGGTTAATATCTGTAATTCACTTTCGCCCGAATCTCGTCACGCCACCAGCCGTCGCCCCACAATCCCGCATAGACTTCCATCTCCAATGCGGTACCGGGCGAACCTCCAAGCGAGTAATCGGATATATGACCGCCGAACGGGTGAATGTAAGACCGCGTCAGGTTGGCTTCATATATTAACCATTCCGGGCGTCCCGCGTCCTCGTACAGCTTGTGTTTGCGAAGTATGAGGTTCCACTTGGCGGAGCCATCAGTGGCAGCTATCCGGGCATCCTTGACGGCTGCGTGCCGTAGTCGCTGCGTGATGATGTCTCGCTTGGCTACGCAGGCGCGGCACGGAAGGCTGGTAAGCTTCGGAGGGAATTTGGCCGGGTCTGTCTCGCCGCATTTCGGGCAGCATCGAATACTTGTGTCTCGCTTTGGTGTCCACTGATTCGGCATACATACACCAATACCGAGTTAGGCAGACTTCTTCGCCAAGAATAACGACAAACCACTGGCTTTGGGTTTTTCAACACTGACGCGGGAGCGGTCGGCGGGGTTCATCGCGAATTTGCTGGATAGGGTAATCATCTGGCTGGTCTCGGCACAGAGGAGGGTCTCGTTGGCGTAGAACCGGGCGGCAAGCTTAACTAACACGGCGAACAGAAGACGGTCTGACTCCTTCAAAACTCCGGGACAGGCTTGCTTGACCAATTCCTTCCAAACCTTTTTCTGTTCCTTGGTGAATGCGGTCGGAGCTATCCCGATAGGGCGGTCGTCAACGGGCTCATTCGGGCGTAGACGTGATGGCTTGCCGATGAA